ATACATTCTCATGTAAGCTTCTCTCATGTCATGCATTTCTGGACTTGCTTGTGCTAGTTGTAATTGTGTTTGAGCTAGTGTAACTCTCTGTGCCATAGAAAAAATGTTTGGATCTGACACAGGTATCACATCAATTCTATCGTCAAAGTCAGCTTGTTTTATAGTTTGTTCTCCACCTGATACTAAGTAAGGATAAGTAGGTGGTAAATAATCTGCAAATACTTTTGCTAATAAATTAAACTCTGTTTTTTGTGCGTAGTGTAATCTTTTATGTATGGCTGACATGACTTTCATGCCACGCTCTAGTATAGCCATAGTTGTTCCTACAGGTTGTTGTTGACTACCTGCATTCTCACCCATCATCATATCTGCAACACCAGCAAATCTTCTACCTGCATCTACTACAAAACCAAGTAATTGAAACAGAGTGCCACTTGGCTCTTTGTATGGTAATGGCATTAACGATTCACGAAGGTTACCACCTGGTGCATCGACATCACGCCATTCGCCAGGACTAATAGCTTCATCATCATCTCTAATTCTTAAACCTCTAGCTTTAAAACCAGCTGGTAAATTTGATAGTGTACCAGCATCAACTAATTGTCTAAGAGCTGCAGTAGCAGTTCTAGATAAACCACCTAACATATGTATTAAACCAAAACCATAAAATCCTAGGCCTGGCAAAAACTTAAAATGTGTAAAGTATTCTTTCTTCTTTCTTATAGGATCACCTTGGTTCCAGTTACGATATATTGATAACACTTCACCTGAGTCCTCATCAATCGTTACTATGTAAGGCACCATAATCCCTGTCTTTTGATTGTTTGCACCCATATCTTCAAAACCTGGTAAATCTAAATCTACATGCATTTCTAAAATATTGTGTTCATCTTCTGCAAAATTAACTTGCTCTACACCTGATAACTCATCTTGTTTATCTTTGATTTCATCGGTATTGACACTGCCACCTGACACATCTACATCTCTGTAAAATCCTGAGACTTGATTTTTTCTCAGATCATTGTGTTTCATTTTTACGACATGTGTAATTCGGTTACAGGATTCTAAATCTGTAATAAAATATGGAACAACTAAATCTTCTGCAGGCACAAATTTAGATACAGCTCTTTCTAAATTGGAATCGTAATAAACTTTTTTAAAAGCAGATCCTGCTAAAGGTAAATGAAATAGCATCTGATCTAATTCAGGATCAAACTCCTGCATCTCTGTAGTAATTTGATAATTCATAAAGCCTTTGACTCGTTCAGCTTGTTGTTCTGTTTCCATTGTTGGTGCGCCTAATATTTCTGTTCTTACTGGTCCACCAGGTGGTAATAATTCTTTGTATGCTTGTGCTTGAAATTGTGTGACAGCTTCTGCTAATAAAGGATGGGTTACACCTGCTGCTCCTGCAAAAGGTTTTGATCTTTCTTCATATTTAAATCCTAACAGATCAAGTCCGTCCTTATAGGTTTTCTCCCAGTCTGATCTTGAATTTTTATCGTCTTCAAAATTTTTTTGTAAATCAGATGATAGTTTTTGTAATAAATCATCACTCATAAACTCAGCTAAGTTGGCAAAATAGTCACCCTCTGATTGTTTTTGATTTGGGTCGTAATCTAAAGTTACTCCACCATCTTCTTCTTGTATTACTTCTACTTCTTTAGTAGTGTTCTCTGGTTCACGTAATTGTATCTCTTCTCCTACACCTTCAACCTCTAAATTTTCATTTGGCGATATATCAATCGCTGTATTTTGTATACGTTTTTCTACCATGCTTTAACTCCTATGGGAGATAGTAAATCATTCAATGAAACTATCGGTGTGTATAATATACTTTTTTTCACTAGACCACCATCCTTTTTATAAGCTTTATATGGAGTTAACATGTCAGGTGTCAACTCAATCATAAAAGTATCTACACCCGATCCTGCATGACCCATATCAACTTTACCTATCTCTACTTTTGAATTTTTCATATTAGCAATTTTATTTAAAGTTTCTTCTACATTACTTGTGAAGTGTTGCCCTGTATGATCATTTAGATTAGGACCACCATACTGCATATCATAAGCTACCATTTTACCACTCCTACGATCAGCGTCTGGTGGAACTTCAACACCTCTGCCCCCCTGATAAGCTTTCACAGCTTTTGAAGGTACAACTGCGTAGTGACTTGGTGCACTCTGATTGACAACTAGATTACCTGCATCATCAAAGCTAAATCTAGCTTTAGCAGCGTGATAAACATCATTTTTTATTATCGCATCAACCCAATCTTTCTGATCCTTAAATGGTATGTTTGGAAATAAATTAGTAGAATCTATACCGTCAATAGTAGCATTGATTTCTGCTAAAGCTGCGTCTCTTTTAGTTGCAGCTTCACCTAACTCTTTAAAACTGGCTTTGGTAATATCATCCATTTCCATTTTACCTATTCTTTGAAATATAGCGTCAGCTTCAATTAATTCGTTAATAGATTTTTTTAATTCAGCAAAAGTAGCTGGCATTGGTCTAAACGTATTTTCTAGTCTACTGTACAAGCTATTTAACTCTTCACTATTGCCAATAACATTAGGATTATTATTTATTATACTTCTTATTTCTGATTTTATTTGTGCTTTTAAACTTGATGCTTTTTGTAAAAAGTCAGATTGAATTTCATCAGCTATGTTAACTGTAATATTTCTATTATTTAATTTAGCAATTCTATTACTACTTAAAGACCAGCCCACAACATAAGGTTCACCTGCTAGAGTATTATTTTGTGCGTTAAAATCAGGACTAGTATCGACACGTCTCATGTTACCGTGTCCTTCATATCGTCTTATCTCCTCAGGTAATGATCCAATATCTCCACGTATATCTTTTGAATCTAACCACAATACTCTCTCTTTTCTACTACCGTCTATATAATTACTGTGTCTACCAGAGTCACCGTATTTTAATGTTCCTGTAGCGTCACCATAAGATACTGTTTGTAAATAATTAGTTGGTGATGTATCTACAAGTTCTTTTATTTCTTCGTAAGAAATTTTTTGATCGTTTGTAAATTGACCTGTGTCTCTATTAAAACCACCTTTTCTATTTAAATAAGATCTTACGTAAGAGTCGTATAGCTCACTTTCTTTTACGCCTTTGGATCTAAACCAATCGTGCCAACCTTTTGCTGACATGCTGACATTTTCTGATGTTACATTTGTTCCTTTTATATTTAGAGTCGGTTGGTTAATCACGCTGTCTAGTTCAGAATAAAACAATTTATTATTACCTGAACCTATTATTGTTTGTGGTGTTACTGTTGGTACTAATGCTGTGCCAGGTTTAGTTGTTTTAGTTTTTTTTACTTTTACAGGGACATCTACCTCTTTAACTGTAAATGTCTTGCCTTCTAAATCTCCCAAACGTAATGCTTTTTGTTGTGCATCGTCTATGCTTTTTGATTGAAAAACTTTCTTACCAGTATCATCATATATGTCATATCGTTTCTCTAATAAGGGTGCTTCGGGTGCAGGTAATTCTAATTTAGTCTCAACTTTTTTTCCTACGTCTGGTGTACTACCTACTAAAAAATTTTTTGGTAAGGGTAATGCCTCTGCTTTTGGTATTAATATGTTACCAATTGCTGACGCTGCTTTTGATATAATAGATTGTTTTTCTTGTTCTGTCTCTACATCACCACCTTGTTCAAAATTAAGTGGTTGTCCTAACATGATATAGGGCGCACTGCCACTAAGAAACATTTCATCTGATAAACCATCTTTAGGTATTTGTTGAGATATTTTAAATGAAGATGGATCAGTCATATACTCATCCATTTTACCATCAAAATAATTTATATTTTCTGCTAAAGTAGGATCATCTAATCTACCAATAAAAATACTTTTAACGCCAGGTTGATTAGGTTCTACTGACACCCTATCCTTAAATGTAGTTTCTAAAAGTTCTTGTACATTGTCTGGTAGTTGTTTATCTGTAAATCTCAAATAAGCTCTAATATTTTTTCCTTTCATTTGTTGATCAATTTTTAACAAATTGTCTACATTTTTTTCTATGTCTTTTCCTTTTTTTAAATTAGCGATTGCATTTGTTGCGGCATTTTCAAATCTATTTTGTAAACCAATGTTATGTGCCATGAAATTTACACTGTAAAACTCGGGATAAAAAAACAATCCCTCTAGTCCTTTTGCTGTTTTAAACATTTCACCTTTAACAGGAGTCTTGCCTTTAGTTTTTCCAATTGGCATAATGTGTGCCATTTGACCTATAAAATGTTGAGTTGCATAATCCTCTGCCATGCTGGCTATGTCATCTCCGTAGGTGTTATCTGGGTAAACTTTATTATATTCTTCTACAAATTGTTTTTGAAACCCTTCATTTTCTAAAACTGTTTTTTTAAATTTATTAATTGTGTAATCTGTTAATTTATCTCTGTGATCTATTTTTGCTAATAATTTTTCATAGTCACCAGGTTCAAAATATTCGTTTCTAATATATTGAAATAGTTTTTCTCTTTGTGTATTCATAGAGGCTCTATCGTAATCAGGATTTTTTGTATATGTTGCCTTACCATCGTCACCAATTGTTCGTATTTTGTTTGGCACAATACCTGCATCTTCCATAATCCTTAAAAATTCTGTTTCATCACCAAATGCATTAGATCTATACATATCCCTAATAACTAAATTTTGCACCTTAGCTTCTAATGTAGAGTTTCGTGTTGTTGGTGGAAAATAACTTTCGAAAAATGTACCTGCTCTACCTTTTACTTCTCTAGCACTTGTAAAAGCACTAATGCCCTTTGCATCCTCATTAATTAACCTCGTTAATGTTGTTCTAGGAATACCTGTAATATCTGAAGCAGTTAGTATATTTACTTTTTCACCTGTCTCTTCTGCTTCATCTTTTAACATTTGTATAATGTCATCTGTTAATTGATCTTGTCTTGGAACTTGTTTTTTCCTTAAATATTTTGCTATGTTACTATTGGGATTATTTTTAGCATACTCCTCTATTACTGCTACTCTTGTGCCTACGGTCTTAGCCATGGTAGTCGGAGCTATGTCGCCCTTAGGCTTGTCTGTTCCTAATATTTGATCATATTGTTTTATTTTATTTTGTTGACTTTGTTTTTGATTTATATTTCTTTGAATTAAAGAATCAGCAGGATTATATTTTTTGTTAACCTCTGTTGTTAAAGTTTGCACCGCATCATCACCTGCATCAACTAAATACTTTTGTGCTAATTTATTTTTACCTGCTAGAATGGCTTTGTAAGCTAAACGTATGGGAGCGGTAATCGGTGTTATCAAACCAAGTGTAGCGATATCAAATGTATCTATAATACCAAACAAATAATTATTTAAATCATCTCCTCTTAGATCACTTACTCTGACTTCACCATCTGCTACTTTTCTATGTATTGCTGCAGTGTCATTAAAGAAAAATCCTCTAAACTGTTTAAATCTATCTCCTAATGTTAATGGGTTGAAATTTGTATTTGCTCTAATCTCATCATATAATTTTTTTAATTCAGGTTGTCTTCGTTGTGGTATTAATTGATTAATTTTATCTATTCGATCTTCATAATCTTTAAGTATTTGTTGATTTGACTGATCCCGCTCTCGAAGTGCAGTTCTATCTTTTTCTGAAATATCTGCTAAATTTAATATACCTGTCGTAACTCCGCTTTTAGCGGGGGCGGCTGATACTTCTTCAACAGCATCTTCAAATCCTTGTAAGAGCATATTATTTTTATTTTCTTGTTGTGAAGTTAAAAAAGAAGGTAATTGATTTACCCCTTCAGCTGAATTATCAAAAAAAGGTTTGAGTGAGCTATTTTTGTCAGGTCTTGCCATTAGTAATATTCTTTTTGAATCTTGGGTGTTGGATCATCGACATAGTCATCCTTCAATCGTAAGAAGTTGCCCTGTCTAAAACGCATTACGGCCTGTGTCATGCTATCCACCAAGTCATCATGATCTCCATAGGGGAATGCTGCACATTCCTCGATTACATCCTCCGACCACCTTGTGTCGGGTGTCCATATCATACCACTTTCGAACAACGGTGCAACTGAATTTACACGTACATGTTTATCTTGTCCTTTGCTCGGAGTAAAATTTACGACAGGGACTCCTATCTGTCTAAGCTCGTGAGTTAGGGGTAGCCCTGATGCTTTAGCTTCTACGATGACTGTTTCGGGTTCCCAGTATTTATATTCTTTGTACGCTACCTTTTTTAATTCAGGAAAGTCCCACCGACCACGTTTCGCATCCATCAATATCAAATGTGGTACATTGTTTGCTTTGGGATAAAACACACCCCACGTAGTAATAGCAGAGTAGTCCGCTGTCTCTCGTTTACTAAACGCAGTATCATAACTTTGAATTATGTGATGTAAATCAGGTATATCCTTCTCTTCCCACATTTGCCACCACTCTCGTTTAATAATACTACCCTCTTGTGATACAGGAGCTTGTTGCCATTGAGCGTTCCATTTAGACGCTGACAAGGACGCTTTGACTGATTCTAATTCATCGATAGTCCAGAATCCTGGCCAAACAGGTTTATTACTAGGCATGATCGCTGGAAACTCTACTACCTCCCATTGATCTGCTTTCAGTTCAGATTGTTTCTTCATCAGCTTACCTGTGAGATCTTTTACGGACCAACGGGTCATAACAATGACAATTGCACCACCTGGCTGTAAACGCTGACGTGGACCAGAGGTATACCACTCGTATGCTTGATCGAGGGCCGTGTCGCTTAGTGCATCTTGCTCGGAGTGTGGATCATCGATAATTAACAAATCAGCACCACGACCAGTCACTGCACCACCTGTACCAGCAGCAAAGTATTCTCCTCCTTGTGCTGTCTCCCACCGACCAGCTGCCATACTATCGGGTTGTAATTCAGTTTTAAAAATTTTTTTATACTCTTGCGTATCCATAAGGTTCCTGACTTTACGTCCAAAGCGAATAGCAAGTTCTCCTGTGTGAGTGGTTTGCATTATCTTTGCTTTAGGTTTTTGGCCTACGAACCACGCAGGAAATAAGAATGACGCAAACTCTGACTTAGTGTGTCGAGGTGGCATGTTAATAATTAATCTTTTTAATTTTCCAGATGCGATCTCTTCAAATTTTTTTGCAATAATTTTATGGTGTGCACCTTCTTTGAACTCTGGCCAAACATTTCTTACGAATGGTAAAAAATTTTTTTGTGCTTGTTCTTGGACGGAATATTCTAATTTTTTTATTTTTAATTTTTGGGCTAGGAGTCTCGCCTCTTCTTGAGTTAGTGTTTCTATGGATTCCATCAATACTTTTTAGTC